TTTATTCATGGTGGTAATCTTGATGATGAGATTGAAGAAACTTGGAACACAGTATTTAAAAAGGAGAATGTATAATGGACAATTACTACAAGCAGTTAGAAGGATTCAAGATAAAGACATTCTTAGGCGAAGATGCAGAGGGATTCCCTGAGTTTATACTAACTAAACCTAAGTATGAAGACGTTAAAATAGCAGTAAGTTCTGACCCTGAAGGTAATAGTGGTGGGTTCTTATTTATAATGAGTGAAAATGGAGAGGAGATAAGCTAATGCTATTGGAATCAATGATATGCCTAGCACTCAATGTCTACCATGAAGCTAAGAATCAAAGTTTCATAGGGCAAGTGGCAGTCGCACAAGTTGTAATGAATAGGGTAAAGGATACACGATACCCTAACACAGTATGTGATGTCGTTAAGCAAGGTATTACATACAAATGGAAACCTACCTTTCCTATCAAGAATAGGTGTCAATTCAGTTGGTACTGTGATGGCAAGAGTGACAAGCCTAAAGAACATAAGGCATGGAGAACTGCTATGCACGTTGCCAATGGTGTATACAATGGACACCTAGATGACTTTGTTGAGGGTGCTACACATTACCATGCACACTATGTCAACCCAAGTTGGGCAGAGACTAAAACGTATATAACAAGAATAGATGACCACATATTTTACAGATGGGAGATTAAAGATGAATAGATTTATTATAGAAAAAACACCACGTGAGATTGCTAAGTCTCTATGTGACCAACACGTAGTAAAGATGCCACTAGAAGAAGCACAGATGTTATGTACAACGCTATGGCATTATGTACCTGACTATGCAGAAGAGTATGACTTGTACAAACCTGTTCATCAGAAGCACCCATGTACATTGTGGGCAATGGAATGTCGCAAGAATTATGAGTGGGCATTTGGATTGTATCACTTCATGCTTGAGGAGTACACGAACAGATACAAGAAGGTGCATGGTGCGAGTAAACATTATGATGCTTTGAAGTTGGGTGCTAAGTTTGTGCCTGACACTACTAACTTTATCACACCACATCCACAATGTTTTAGTGGGCATGATGACTTGAAGACAGATGAGAACTTTCCTATCCAAGCATATAGAAGTTTTTATATTGTTGACAAGATGAAGTTTGCGAGGTACAAGTATACAGAGATACCTGAGTGGTTTGAAGAAGAAGATAAACACATAGCTTGTTATAGTTATCCTAACTGTGATGAAGCACCACTTGGATGTATCGTATCACATGGCTCACAAGCAGAGTCATATGGACACAGATAGAGGAGTAATGATATGGGTGTTAAAGGAACGTCACGAACAGGAGATATATCTGAATATGAAGTTGCCATACACTTTTTAAAAAATGGATACGAAGTGTTTAGGAATATGAGTTGCACAGGTTTAGTAGACTTAGTTGTTATATGCCCTAAGACTAAAGAGATATTATTATATGATGTTAAAACTACAACTACATATACTGATAAAGATGGTGTGACTACAATCTATGCCAACACTTCCTCTGAAGAGCAGAGGAAACTAGGTGTAGAGATTGCAGGATTGCACAAAGATAAATTATATACAGACCCAATTAGAATAAAGGAGAGATTTAAAAATGAAAATACATAGAGTAGTACAGATGTTAGGTGCAACAACAAGCACAGGTAAATTAGCAAGCGATATGTATGACTTGAATTATAAGGATTACTATTCAAAAGAACAGGATAAGTACATACCTATTTCACACATGGACTTTCAACATTTGGTCAGAGCATTCGTTAAACAGAATGAAGAGGATGTTAGGACTGATACACAAGAAGGTAAGATAAAAGAACAAGCAGAGTTTTATGATGATGTTGTTGAAAAGAATGACAAGATATATAGGAAAAAGATAAAGGAACTTGAATTAGAAAACCAACGTCTTGTCCAACAACTTGAGCATGATGAAACTGTAGTACCTAGGGAAGCCTATCAAGCCATGAAGGAAAGGTATCAGCATGAGGTAAACAATGCAGAGTATTGGAAGGCTCAATATAGAATAGCCAATGACCTGTTACAACCTAACAAAGGATGTGGCTATGTGTTCAGCGAGATACCTAACGACACAGATGGTCAAGAGTTTGTTGACACTATGAAGCAGTATCTAAACAAAGATTCATATAAGATGAGAGTACGTGGACAACACATCAAGCCTGAGTTAAGAGGTACAGGTGCTACGTATTGGGGTCAGAGTAAAGCTGAATCAACACACATGAGGGTTTACATTGATAACAAAAAGTAATCCTAATATGTTAGTGCCTTACTATCTGATGCACTCATACTTGTATTACGAGATGGATGAACCCATCATTAGTGATATAGAGTATGATGAGTTATGTAGGGAGTTAAAGGAGAAGTGGGATAGTGTAGAACACTTTCATAAACACTTGGTAGATGTGCAGTCATTAGGTGCAGGTACAGGCTACCAAGTTAAATATAATAATCGTATCGCATCCGCTGCGATGGAACTTTTAAAACAAGATAAGGAGAAATAATATGTGGCATAGAATAGTAGCACACTTCGAGGAGAAGTATGGAGAGAGTACTAAGTATGACTTAGACTATGGTAAGTTATTAATTATAGCATTATGTATTTACATAGCAGTAAACATATGAACTTACATGAACTAGTACAAAAGTACTATTTGTCTAATGATTTCAATGGCTTAGTAGATAAAACTAAAGTGGATTATCAGTACTGTGCAAAAGTTTTACTTGAAACAAAAGTTGATAGCAAAAGTTTGTCAACAATAAATTTAAGTAAAATGACAGGTGCGATAGCTAGAAGAGCCTACGAACAATGGTTGAGTCGTGGTATCTACCAAGCTAATGCTATCACATCTGTAGCACGTAAGGTTTATTCGTATGGTATGGAGATGGGTTATGCTGAGAGCAACCCATTTGCTACCTACAAACGTAAACCTACACATGTAAGACGTACAGTATGGACAAAAGAACAAGTGATACAGTTTTTAGACGTAGCTTATAGTGATTTTCAGTACAGAAATGTAGGTTTAATAGTGCAAATGGCATATGAATGGTGTCAACGCATAGGAGATATGCGATTATTGCAGTTTACAAACATAGATTTTGATAAAAGTGTGCTAAATTTGCAACAGTCAAAGAGAAGAAGTGTAGTACACCTACCAATTTCTCTTGACTTATTGAAAATGTTAGTTCAGCAGAGAGATGAGTATGGTTTTCAACCCTATGTGACCCCACATTATCGCCCTGTACGTGGAGAATATAAGCCTTACACGTTAGTTAGGCTATCAAAAGTGGGTAGACGAGTGATGGACATGGCTAATTTGCCTAGTGAATTACGTATGATGGACTTACGAAGGACAGGTACAACAGAAATGGTGGAAGCAGGAGTGCCAATGGGTCAGATTATGTCTGTCACAGGACATGCTAACCCTCAATCTGTGAAACCTTACATGAAAAATACGTATGATTCTGCAAATAATGCATTGACACTACGTAAAACCTATGGTACAAGCAAGTAAATGCCGACAAGGAAAGTGATATATAATGTATAATATGAATGAAATAATAAAAGAATTAGATGTAGCCAATGGCATGACAAAAAGAATGAACTGTCCTGTATGTAAAGGCTACAAAACTTTCACAGTAACAAACAACATGGGTAAGGTAGTGTGGAACTGCTACAAAGCTACGTGTGAGACTAAGGGTGGACACAGAGTACATCTATCAGTACAAGACATACGTGATGCTATTACCCATGATGTGATGGACACAGGCGAGGTTGAGTTTATTCTACCTGACTTTGTAGTACCACATGGTAATAGAAGAGAGGTCATGGACTTCTGCGAACTATGGGAGTTAGATGCAGACGAACTTAACCTTCACTATGATGTGAAAGAAAGACGAGTTGTGTTCTTAGTAAAGGACAATGGTGTTACTGTCGATGCAGTTGGTAGGTCAGTTGCAAACAGAATACCTAAATGGAAAAGATATGGTAAGAATAGTTTGCCTTATACACATGGATGTGGTAAGGTAGCAGTGGTTGTTGAGGATTGTGTGAGTGCTTCAGTTGTAGGCAATGATGTATATGTTGGGTTAGCTGTGTTGGGTACATCATTATCAGAAGCACATAAGGAGTATCTCACACGATTCTCAACAGCAATTATAGCACTAGACCCTGATGCATTGCCCAAGACACTAGCCTTTGCAAAAGAGTTACGAGGATACGTAAACGATATTAAGGTTCTTCGATTGACAGATGACTTGAAATATCGTAATGCAATAGACATAGAGAATTTATTATGCCTTACATAAAATGGGATAACAAAAAATCTGATGATGATATGTGTCCTAACTGTTATGAAAAAGATATGAAGAGAGTAGGAAAGAACAGAAGGTTTTGCAGGTCTTGCGAAACTAAATTTTTAAACCCCAACAGAAGAAGGAGACCAACAAAATGGAACTATCGTTAATAAGAAGTCTGATGGACAAGACATTCTACGATGACCACAGAGGTGCTAAATGTCCTGACAGATTATTTAGTAAGGATGTACGTCAGATAAAGAGTGCCATAGATAAAGCTATGGACACATATGCAAGAACAGTAACACCTGATGAGATTGAAGCATTGTTTATGTCTAACAATCCATCGATGACTACTGCACAGAAGCAAGCATACTCTGCTTTGTTTCATCAAGTAAAGAAGGAGCAACCACTTGGAACAGATATTGCACAAGAAGTACTCTCAAAATTATTCCAACAGGTTGTTGGTGAGGACATTGCTAATCTTGGCTTTGACTATGTTAATGGTGCTAAGTCCTCTCTTGAACCTCTTCGTAATATACTTGAGCATTATGGGGATGATTTTACTCCCAACTTAAATATTGAGTGGGATGATATAGACTTAGATACACTCTTAGCTAAGAATGATTTGGAAGCTAGATGGACATTCAACATACCTAGCCTTACACGTAAGGTAGAAGGTGTGAATGCAGGACACTTGATTGAGATAGGTGCTAGACCTAACACAGGTAAGACATCCTTCCATGCTAGTTTGATTGCTAGTCCAAATGGCTTTGCTCATCAAGGTGCTAACTGTATTATCCTGTGTAACGAAGAAGGTTATCACAGAGTAGGTGCAAGATACTTGACTGCATCTACAGGTATGGAGATGAGAGAGATAAAGGCTAACCCTAGTAAGGCACGTGACTTGTATGCACCTGTTAAAGATAGAATCAAGATTAAGGATGCGACAGGTAGAGACATGGCATGGGTAGAGAGTGTGTGTAAAGCATACAAACCTGATGTGGTACTCTTGGATATGGGAGATAAGTTTGCTAGGACAGGTGGCTTTGCTAGAGCAGATGAAGCATTGAAAGCTAATGCAGTACATGCTAGGCAGATTGCAAAGCAACACGAGTGTGCAGTCTTTTACATGTCGCAGTTATCTGCTGAAGCTGAAGGTAAGGTTATACTGAACCAAGCTATGATGGAAGGCTCACGTACAGGTAAGGCAGCTGAAGCTGACCTGATGATACTGATAGCTAAGAACCCACAGGTTGAAGGACAAGATGAAGAAGATTCACAACGACATTTGAATGTTGTTAAAAATAAGTTGACAGGTTGGCATGGTAGTGTACACTGTGAACTTGATTACAAGACAGCGAGGTACGAAGCATGAAGCTAACATTAGACGTAGAAAATACAGTTACTCACAGAGATGGTAAGCTACACCTTGACCCATTCGAGAAAGATAATAAGCTAGTTATGGTTGGTTGTCTTACTGATACAGGCAAGGAGTATTTATACAGAGATAACTATGATGGGTTGCAAGACCTATTGAATGATGCCACTATACTTATAGGACACAATATCGTACATGATTTGATGTGGATATGGGAATGTGGTTTTGATTATACAGGTGCTGTCTTCGACACGATGCTAGGAGAGTATGTATTACAACGTGGTCAGAAACAACCACTCTCTCTTGAAGCATGTGCTGAAAGATATAACTTGAATACTAAGAAACAAGATACATTAAAAGAATACTTTAAGAAAGGCACAGGTGTAGATGAGATACCACACGAAGAACTATCAGAGTATCTATCTGCTGACCTACATGCTACACAAGAGTTAAGTGATGAGATATATAGAAAGCTTAATACAGTAGAGTATAGTGGACTGATGACTACTGTTACTTTAACTAACCAAGTTGCTGTTACTCTAGCTAGGATATATCAACGAGGTTTCTCTGTAGATGTAGATGCATTGGATAAAGTTAGAAAAGAGTTTGAGCAAGAAAGAAAAGACTTACGAGTGTCTTTGAATGGTCAGGTCAGTAAACTTATGGGAGATATACAAATCAATCTCAATAGTCCTGAACAATTATCATGGGTTATCTATAGTAGAAAGCCACACGATAAAGCTATGTGGGCAAATAACTTTGAGTCTTATATGAGTAACACAGACTTTCGTAATAAAATTAAACAACATTCCAAAGTTCTTTACAAGCAACATGCATCTCATTGTGTTGAGTGTAAAGGATGGGGAGAAATTAGAAAGGTAAAGAAAGATGGAACACCTTATACCAACCCTACCAAATGTAAGAATTGTAATGGGGATGGTCATA